GGGTGGTTACGAACTAGCCGAACAACGTCAGGGTGAGGTAGACTATGGTTCTATCAAGAACACTCTTATCCAAGAGTTTGGTGATGACGCTGACCTAAAGCCTTTACTTGGCGCTACCATGATACACATGTATGTAGGTGACCAGAAGTGGAGATCCGACAACAATCTTCCGACAGCGTTTGATGACCCTAAACAATTTGCTGACGACATGGCTGATGTTCTAGGTGGTATTCCTGAGTTCTCTTTTGAATTAGGTCTTGCGGTTGGACCCCTGATGGCACTGCTTACAGAGGGTACAGCAGAGGCACTAGAGAAGGGGGGAAAGCAAATAGGTGACTTCCTGTCAACCTACACAATGCCAGCCGCTGTTGTCAGAGACCTCGTAGGCCAAGGTTCATTTGAGTCTGCAGGAACACCTTTTACTAGAGATTTAGCTCGACAAAATGAAGAGAGTATGGTTGGCGCTGGGCAAACGTCTGAAGAGATGAAGAATAGGGCACTTCGTTCTCTCCCTGACTATGACTTCGTACAATACCAGCAATCCTTCAATGGTGAGAATGATATTGACTACCACGACTTTGATAACCCTGTTGCTAGAGGAAAAATTGATCCTGCTCTCAAGCAGATTACAGGTGTTTCTCAAGAGCCGCCTAAGACTGAACTTCAAAAGGCAATGTCAAGGTACGGGATTAAGAACTACAGGATTTACAACAGTAGTACTGCGAAGAATGCTAACATAGACTTAGTACTACGTAAGCAGCTTTCTGAGACCATGTATAAAGACTTTGAGTACTGGCAGGATAACAAGATTAATACTGGCGGTGGTGGTCAATTGTCTTGGTCAGAGATTGAAGCAAGTGAGAACTTCACTAAGGAAGAGAAGAAGGGTATTCTTGAGAGTTTTATCAAGGCTAAGATTGATAAAAAGAGGGAAAAGGTGGAAGCCGAGTTCACCGCATACCTTGCAGCATCTCCTATAGCTGCTAGAGGTTTTGTAAGAAACAACTACGTTATCTACACAAACAAGAAGAATGGTAAAAGAAACTTGGACCTAGCTGCTAAGCAATTAGGTGTAGGGTCAGCAGAAGAGTACTTAGGTAAATCAGACGGAGTACCAGACGAGATCGAAAGAAGAATGAAACTTCTAACCCTTGCTGATAACCTTGTTGAATTTAAGATCAATGAGTAAAAGAAAAGAACCCCCAGTGATTAGCTGGGGGTTTAGTTCATGATGATTTGTCGATAGTCTTTTTATGTTCAAGCATAAGACACGAATAGCAGTATGCTTGTGAAACGATTTCATCTGATCGTAGATACTTCCCAGATGCTAGTAACCCTGACAAGGCAGCACCTGCAAAGTAATCCCGACTGGGTAAATCCCCAGCAGGAATATCCTTCTTTAGAAACTCTTGGGCTTCCTGCTCAAGGGTTTTTATTTGTTTAGGGGGTCTCCCTCTTCTTTTCTTAGTTACCTCTGTCAACGGTGCTTCTCCTTAAGTGCTTCCAGCATCTTACTGAGGTACCACTGAGCCTTTTCCATGTCCTCTACAGGATTACGTTTATACCTGTATCGGTGCTGGTACTTAATAAAGTTACCGTGACAATAAGAAATGAAACCATCAAGACCTAGAACTTGTCTGATGTAGTCGATGCACTCAACACCATCTGTGTGGTTGTAGTGAAAGGGTTTAGTAACCGCATCAAAGGATGGACGAGGATCTTCTAGAGTGATTGTGCTACACTCAGAGCACTGACTACTATCATCAAGTAAGTAACCACAGTCTGCACAGTATGTCATAGTACTACAACCCTTCCTTCATAAACACCTTCACCCACTGTGCGCAGATGTCAGAACGTACAATGTCCTCAACACCAAACTCCACAACGGGTACAGGTATCATATGTTTCTTAGCCAAGTGAATAACCTTAGACAGTCCATCAGCTTCCTTCAGGTCTGACTGCTGCACATCACCATTTAAGACAATAGTACTCCCTTCACCGACACGAGTCAAGAGCATCTTAAGTTCGTGTGTGGTGATGTTCTGGGTTTCATCAACGATGATAAAGGCATTGTCGAAGGTACGGCCTCTCATGAGGGCTAGGGGTGCCATCTCGATATTGCCGTTCTTGATACCAGTTTCAACTGTACCTTTACCCAGATGCTTTTCTAGTACGTCTAGGACGGGTAATGCCCAAGGCATAGTCTTCTCTGCCAAGTCACCCTTCAGGAAACCAAGCTCTTTACCCACCGCCACATGCGGCCTCGTGATAACGATTTTATCAATTTGTTTAGTCGTATAGAGGTCCGATGCATACGTTGCCGTGACGTAAGTTTTACCTGTTCCAGCTGGACCAAGAACAAATATTTGATTAGATGATGATAGCGCATCTATAAAATCCTTCTGCTTGGTAGTGCGGGGCACTAGACCGGATGTCTTCCGGTCAGATGCACCCTTGTAGGTAGTCTTACGTCTAGTTCTCTTTGGCTTTTCAATAGTGTCAGTTCCAATCATAGAGTAACTAGCTCAGCTTCTGTATAAGGAATGTGGAAAAAGGTTTCATTCTCTGGCATTCTGTAATTAGGACCACTAGGTTTTTTAATACAGTCATCCGTCATTTGAGTGCCTTTGATCTTCCATGCCTTATCATATGTTTTATTAACAACAAAGAAGGATAGGTTCTCTAGTTCGTTCTGATACTTCTGAACCAAACGTCTTTTACGTCCAGGTATACGAACCTCAGCCCACCATGTAGGCCAATCCCCTGACCACTGTGCCTTACGTTCAACCTCATGGTAAAAGGTCTGACCATCCTTGGTGGAGACTACATCAGCAAAGTAGTCCTCTTTTTGGGATACGATCTCGTGACCTTCCTTCTCAAGGAACTTAATCAAGGCTTGTTTGGAAGGCTCGTTTACCTTATCATATACGTCTTTACGGAATCTACGGGTGTGTACTTGCATTTAACAGGTGCTCCTTAAGTTCAGTGTAACCTCCGATTAGTTTACCAGATTCATCGAAGATTTGAGGTACTGTAGTAAGATTTGTTTTCTTTAGCAAGGTTAAAACCCATTTAGAGCTTGTAGAATGTACATTATATTCTACATAACTAATACCCTTATTGCTCATCATTACTTTAGCTAGATCACAGAAGTTGCACTGCTCTCTCGAAATTATTGTGTACATATTAACCCCTATGTTCCTGTACGAAGGTACTTCTCTCTTCTTTTCTGTCGCCTAACTTCTGGTGACTTAGACCAGTATTTTCTATGATCACGTGCTCTATTCCTAGCCTTCTCATCAACGTATGTCTTAAAGGTACCCCTAGAGGCAGCGCAATTACAAGAATGGTGTGAAAAAGAGATGTTATCTAAGTCAAAGAAGAGACCTAATGGATCTTCACTGTGTAGCCAAGGTTCTTTGTGTTCTATTGAGAAGTCATCCCTCTCCATTTGAGCGCCACACTGAAAGCAAAAGTCTTGGCCACTCTTAACTATAAAGTCCCACAGTAAGTCTTTTACTAATCTGTTGCTGGCGGTACCAGGGTCCATGCCTAACTGTTTTTTCTTCTCTTGTTTACTCACGACTATCCTCCGATGTCTGTTAGTATGTGGCCCACCCCGCAGGACTTGAACCTGCAACCTACGGTTTAGAAGACCGTTGCTCTATCCAGTTGAGCTAGGGGTGGTATGTCTCTTACACTAAGTCTACGATCTCGCAGCTGTCACCCGAACAAGCAAGTGTCTGGCTTCCAGCTGTGTTATCTTCTGACTCATACTCTGATAGCAGTGACCAGTCAATAGAGGATGGCATAATCTCCAGAAGCTCTTGATACTCACTCTTACCCACCTCTTGATAAGGGGCTTGCTGATAAGTGTGTTCATTGTATGGCAAGAATGAGACACCAGACATTTCGTCAAAGTGCTCGTAAACAAACGCACCCACTTGAAACCATTCAGAATTTTTGACATTTATAGTCACCGATGGTTTGTGCTCACACCATGCTCGTTGGTATGCAAGCCACATTTCCAGCTGTTCAACTGCAGTCAGATCTGATGTTGTAACAGCTCCTTCTGGTGACTTCATAGGGAAGCTGAACACTGTAGTCTGGTCAGGCTTCATTACATCAGGTTCGTTAGGGATACCCTGGTCAATCATGAACTGCGTCAGTGGGTCTTTGTTGTCACCACGCACAGTACGAATGTAATACTCTGAGTGACGAGCATGAATACCACTAGCAGAATCAACAAGTTGGGAGACAGTGCCACTAGGCTTGACGCAAGTGATAGCAGTAGACACAGGGATATTAAGGCGTTCAGCCCACTCAGCATTTGTAGAAACGGCAATAGCTTTAAGATGTTCAAGGGTATTCTCCAATCCTGCGTTCTTCGTTGTCATTAATGGATTATCCATAATGCCTGTAAGGCTGACACCAAGTAAACGTTCCTCTTCTGTATTCCGTTGCCATATCTTACGTAGATAAGGAAACTTCGTGTGAGAAGATTGAATAGTACCTAAGATGGTAGCCAGACGAACCTTCTTACCAAGTGTTTCAAGAGTATCAGTGGCACGTACAACTACTTCCGTTAAGTTACAAAATTGATACGGACGTAAAATTATTTCAGAACAAGGGTTTGTACCGAACTCGTAGTCTGCATTACGTCTACCATTCTTAGCTGCTTGCTTCTTGGAGGCTTCACGGTTGAAGATACCTCGCTCACCAGATTGAGACTCTACTAGGGCTTGCCACTCACGCATGAAAGAGATGCTGTCGGGCTTCTCAGTGTACGACACAGAGTTGTTAGCCAAAGCTCGTTGTGGCTCGTTTTCCCACCATGCGCCTGACTTAGCGTGGCGCATACGATCATCAGAGAGGTTGCTCAATGAAATCATAGCAGATCTTCTCACCCCACCTACGACTACCACCTCACCAATCTTACACATGATGTCGTGACACTCAATAGAAGAAAGCTTGCGTCCTTGGGACTCTTTGAATGTATGGATAACAAAGTTAAAGAGATCAATGAGAGGCGCTGGTCCACTGGCTCTTCCACCAAATGTTTTAAGTCTTGCACCAGCAGGACGTACACGAGAGACATCCCATTTCGGGATCTCACCACTATACAGGAGTGCAATAACTTGACGCAAAGCCTTAGCCCACCCTTCCTTACTGTCCTTAACGACAATGATAGACTCACTCTCGAAGAGTTGAGGCACCTCTGGGAGCTTGCTGATGAATTGTCTCTCGACAGAGAACCCAACTCCTGTACCACAGAGCAAGATGAACATAGCCTCATCGAAGGACTTAAGGTCATCTACGGGTAAGTAGCTACAGTTGTAGCCAGCTGTATTGTCACGATCCAAGGCTGGACCTGCTGTCATCAACGCTCTCATAGAAGGCATTACTTCTAGGTTGCGGATGGCATCTGCAATATCCTTGGTATAGCTGTCCTTGCCTGCGACAGGGTACACCAGGTTTTCCATGTAGCGGTCTACTGTTTCATCAAAGGATTCACGCCCCTTGTCGTCAAAGTATCTGGCGTAACGTGACTTGTGAATGAATGCTTGGTAGTCTGTTGGTAGTTGATTGTTCATCTGTTGTCTCCCGAACCTTTCAGTGTTCCTCGTTTTTCTCTGTCATCTAACTTAATAATATTCATTTCCATGACAACGCCTATATCAGACAGGAAATAGTTTGCTAGGGCCGTTGTATAAAAAAGAACATCACCTAGCTCCTTAATGATTTCGTCAGAGGTAACCTTCTCGCCATCTCTGATCTTCTTCTTGATCTTCTCAGCTACCTCACCTGCCTCACCGACAAGGCCAAGAGTATTCTCCACTAGCCTATCATGACCGTGAGTTAGCATCTTCTTCTCAACCCACTCAGAATAGTCTAGAAGGGTTTTACTGTACTGAGGGCTACCTCCGAACATATCGAAGTAACCCATCCCCTCTAAGTCTTTTTCACTTATCATTTCTTTTCACCTCTACTTCTACTACTTCAATATCGTCTAGGTCATACAGAATATCCTGGATAATATCACCAAGGCTCAGTTCTACACTGTCAGAGGCAATGTAATTTGCCTTTGGGTCTAACCTAACAAGCATCGTCACTTCAAACAACACAGGAACCTCCAAGTTATATAGTCTAAAATGCTCACGTCAAGAATTATTCCTGCAGCCAAGCATCTGGAATTGATTTATCTGCATACTTAAAACCGTACTTGTCACACCAGTCTGCGTAAGAAGACTTAGCGCCCTTGTAAAGCTTTGATCTGCTATTATAAAATACGAATCGGATATCAAGATCAGGAAACTGTTTCTTGATTTCTTTATGTTTGCGCCTGTCGTTAGCTACAAACCGCCCCTTGGTCTCGATTATAATACCATTACCAAGAACAAAGTCAGGAGTATAAGTCCTGACCTTAAGATCTACCCACTTGATCTTTTCTTTCTCGTAGGTGAACTCAACACCTTTAGCCTTTAGTTCTTTTGCTACATCGTCCTCAAAGCCAGATCTATATCCAGCCTTGAGGGCTGCTGCATTAAACCTCTTTCTGTTCATTGTAGGTAAAGTCCTCAGGAACATTAGGAGTATTGACCACATCAGTCAGGAGAACGTCACCTGTCTTGTAGACAAACCGTCTGGCTTCAGGCCAACACTTCTTGTTGAACTCACAGAAGCCACAGGATGGGTGTAGTTTCATGTTAGGGCTAGTCTTGGACTGAGGTACTGGATCGAAGCCACGGTCAGGTATAACACCCTTAACCATCTCTTTGACTTCCTCAACCTCTTTCTCTTTACGGTCCATCTCTTCTGAGAAGTCGTAAACGTCCAAGCAAATGTGACCACCTACCTTATCAACAACAAGGAAAGCACCATGTGTCTTATTAGTTACGAGTGGATCGTCTTTTGCAGCATAGACGTAGGAGCTAAGCTGACTGATGTAACCAAACGGATCTTGGTCACGTAAACTACCATCAGCAAACTTCTTGAACGAGTATGGTGAAGCAGACTTAACATCGACAGTCATACCGTCAATGACTGCATCTCTGTGACCAGCTAGACCACCGATATACATACGGTCCTGAGAGCCTGTGACAGAGTGCCCAGACACCTTAACGATTGCTAAGATAAGCTCCTCAATCATGTCACCATAGAAGAACTTTAGTAGGTCAGATGGTGCCAATGGTTTTGCAACTGTAGGGTGGTTTATCTTATACCACAGCTTCCTTTTGCAAGGGCTTCCAATGGAGGAAAAGGAGAGATACCCACGTGGCTTACTGGGGGCAGAGAAACGCTTGGCTGCTGTTACCGCAATCTCTTTTCCCATCTCACTGCCTACGAGGTTATCCCACCCGTTCAAGCCCAAGATTGTATCTTCCATGTCTTTCACGAGTGTCTTGATGTCTGCCATGTTTACCTCCTGTTGTTAAAAACCCCCACCCCTAAGGGTGAGGGCAATGTCTTCTAGGGAAAGGAACAGGAAACCTAGAAGGGGATTGAATCTGACTCAAGTTGGGAGGAGGAGGCAGGAGAATCAGACTCAGAGGAGTAGTCTTGGAACATTGAGCGTGACTGGGAAGGACCACCCTCAGATACATAGACTACGTGATCAAGGACTTGAAGTCCAAGAAGTCGGGTTCCGGTACGTCCTGTACGGGTAGGGTAAACCTCTACCTTAACAATACCTTCACTTCCGTTACCGATAAGACCTTTGGATTCTAGATCCCAAGTCTTACCAGATTTATCAGCTACAATAGGTGCGCCACCCATCCAGTCCTGCATACCAGTGTGAGGACGTGAGAAGGTAACCTTGAAGCCACCGTCTACTTCCACAATCTTCTTCATGCAGCCTGCGTCTTTAAGACTTTTAGCTGTAGCTTTGTCAGTAATGACGGTTACTTTGTATTCACCGTCAGTCTCTACATTCCATTCGGCACGATCACGGTTGGACTCAAATACTTTTGCCCATTCGATCTTACCTTTAACGTCAATATTTGTTGCTGGCATAATAGCCTCCTTTGTTTCTGTTGTAGTACATAGTAGCACGACAAAAGGTTGTCAATGGGTCTCTGCCCAATTTTTTCCTATGTCGTAAGATCCAGGGGTAGGTATCTTAAACCCCAGCTCTTGACCAACCTCTAGCATACACTGAGCTTGGATCTTTCCTAGATGTTCAGCCTCTTCCTTAGTTCCAGTAACCTCAACTTGGTATTCGTCATGGATGAAGCCAACCATCTTAAACTTTATGCCCTCCTTACGTGCAACATCATGCCACTTCAAAAGGCTGTGCTTCATAAGAATAGACTCACCACTCTGCAGGATACCTGCCAGAGTTTTATGCTCACTAGGTACAGGAACCTTACGGCCATCGTATCCAGTGAAGTAGCCTCTCTCTGCTACATAGGGGACAAGTTTGTTCTTGAGGTCGTATAGACCATCAATGCTGGACTCAAAACGAGTACGAGCAGCCTGTGCTTCCCTGATGCTGACGTTAAGTATCTGACCTGTCTTAGCTACACCTGCCCCTAGAAGCCAAGCATAGATGAACGTCTTGGCCATGTCCCG